ATGACCTGCAGACAAAGTATGATACTGACATTAAAGAGTATCAGGCTCAACTGAAACAGCAGGAATATGAATTTGCTGTCAGAGATTTCGCTGGTAATAAATCGTTTACTAGCAATGCCGCTAAACGAGACTTTATTCAGTCCATGATTGCCAAAAATCTCACAGTGGAGAACGGTAAAATTATTGGTGGAGAAGACTTCGCTACCGGATACTTGGCTGATAATCCGGACGCATTTGTTACTCAGCAGGAACAGCCTGTTGTAGATAACAAGCCGAAGTTTGTATCTTCTACTGATACTGTATCGTCTCCGGCACCAGACCCTACGAATGGGTTTGCAAAGGCGTTTAATTTCGCATCACTTAGAGGCGATACGCCCAAAACTAATTGAGGAGGAAAGTAATTTATGTCTACACCCGCAAACAATGGCGGTGCTAATTCCGCTGTCGGCGCAGTAAACTATGCGACAGAGTATCTTCGTGCCCTTGAACAGGCATTTCCGTATGTTCTGAATTTTGGTGCGCTGTATAGCACACCGAACAACAATCGTTTCCGTTGGGTAAACGCTAAGACGATTGAGATTCCGTCTATCAGCACTACGGGTCGTGTAAACGCTGACCGTGATACTGTTGCATTTGCACAGCGTAACTATGACAACAAGTGGGAAACAAAGACACTCTCCAACGAGCGTAAGTGGAGCACACTTGTTCACCCGATGGACATTGACCAGTCCAATATGGTCAATACGATTGCTAACATTACTCGGGTATTCAACGAGGAACAGAAGTTCCCTGAAATGGATGCGTATACCATTTCTCATCTGTACAGTCTGTGGACAACTTCTATCCAAGGCGATAGCGCACACGGCGCTTATGTTGGTAAGACTGCTGATAGCACTGTTCTTACTGTTGCCAACATTCTCAGTGTCTTCGATGCAATGATGCTGAAGATGGACAATGCTCGTGTTCCGGTAAACGGACGTATTCTGTACGTTACTAATGAAGTTAAGTCCATGCTGAAGAATGCTCAGATTGATGCTAACAACACTCTCGGACGTTCTATCAATGTTGAAACTGGTCCGAATGGTATTGACCGTCGGATTAATCGTCTTGACGAAGTTCAGGTTATTGGTGTTCCGGCTGAACTCATGAAGACTGCATATGACTTCACAACAGGTTGGACACCGGCGGCTTCTGCTAAGCAGATTAATATGTTCCTTGTTCACCCGGGCGCAGTCATCACTCCGGTATCCTATACGTTCTCTCGTCTGGATGCTCCGAGTGCTATGTCTGAGGGTAAGTATGTGTACTACGAAGAGTCCTTTGAGGATGTATTCATTCTCAATAAGAAGGCAGATGCTCTCCAGTTCAATGTAACTGATGCCTCTACTACAACTACTACCACAACGAACGGTTGATGCTGACTAAAGTTCGTAGAGGTAATGTAATTCTTCAAATCGAGGATGACGCTGACAATGTTCAGCGTTACCTCGATAAGGGTTACAGTTTGATTGACCAAGTCACTGAAGAAATTATTAAGGAAGCGATTCCTAATGATGTCGGTGAACTGAGAGCGTTGGTCGTCAAACAGCAAAAACTTATTGAAGAATTAAAGGCAAATCAACAGACACCAAAAACAGAAGAGGTTACATCTGATGATGCTGTTGACGAAAAACCTAAAAGACGTACAAAGAAACAAAAGTAACTGAAAGGTGGTGGATTCAATGTATCTTACCTACGAAGAATATCAATCCTACGGTGGAACGTTAGATGAAACCACCTTTAACGATTATGAGTTTGAAGCGTCAATGTGGATTGATTGGTATACATTTGGAAGACTTCAGAATGAAACTGAGATTAACGAACGTGTGAAACGGTGTGTCAATAAACTCATCCAACTCGCAAAATTAAAAGCAGATGCGTTGAGTTTAGGCGCACAGACTGTTTCAACTACGGACGCAGAGGGACACACTACAACAGTACAAACATCGGGTGTAATCGCATCTCAGTCAAATGATGGGGTTGATATTAGTTATAACACTCTTGGTGCAAGTGAAGCGTATAAACTTCTCAAAAATGGCGGTGACGGCGGTAGAAATCTTATTGCCGATACCTGCTATATGTATCTTGAAGGCTTAAAAAATTCACTTGGACAAAAAGTGTTGTACAGAGGTATTTATCCAAATGAGTAAACCAGGATATCCGCAATGGTGGAATACTACAATAACGATTTATAATCAGTACATTGACCCTGTAACAGATATTGTTTCTTGGTATCGAACAGTTGTTCCTGATTGTTTTTGGGACTACTCTGGAGAACGTGTGCTGATTAATGACGTTGAACTGAATACCAGTTCAGTTATTTGTAGAATTCCGGAAGATGAAAAGTATCTGTCTAAATATTTATGGGAACAAAAGCCTAATGATGAAATGTCTAACTATTTTACCGTAGGTCGAGATGATATTATCATTCCTGGTGAAGTTGACGATACTATTGATGAGTACGACCGGGGTACCGGCATTAAGTCTACAGACCTACTTGCGAAGTATTCTAAACTACAAGGCTGTATGAAAGTGAATACTATCGTAGAAAACGTGGGAGGCGGTAGAAATAATCCGCATTATCACGTTCTTGGTGATAGAGGATGAAAAGGGGTTCTATAAGAGTGCGAGTACCAGCCGCACAATTACAAACGAAATTACAGAAGAAATTATCAGATGTTGTCGGTAATCGAAAGGCTAGATTAGAGACAAATAAAATATTTCTTGAAATGAGCAATAAGTATGTTCCTTATGAAGAAGGCACATTACGCAATAAAGGACACTATACTGAAAAGTCTGTGATTTGGGATACTGAGTACGCTCATTATCAGTATGTGGGAATTGTTTATGGACCTAATTTCCCTATCTATGACCGAAATGCGGATAACGGTAAGCCGGTAAGTTATCATATTGACCCGATGACTAATAGGAGATGGCCGGTATTTAATCCAGCAGTCGCTACTCCGATAGGATTTAGAACACCTAAGGGTATGACAAAATATCCGACAAATAGAAGTCTATCGTATCATAAAGATGGAAATCCCCTTGCGTCAAAAGAGTGGGATAAAAAAATGCTTCAAAATGATAGAAGGGCATTCAATAATCGAGTAACAAGTGCGCTGAAAAAAATTGCAGGAGGTAAGAAATGACTGACAAGAATAGTGCCATCATTGATTATCTGCTGACCTGTGACACTATACAATCAAGTTCCTTATACTTTAACTTCATTAATGCCAAGAATGATACTAAACAAATCATCGCGGATGCTAATGATACGTATACGGATAAAAAGTATATTGATGGTTCAGTGTTAAAACAATATCAATGTACTTTAATTGATTTTAGGTCCCTGTCAACAAAGCCAATTCCCAGGGCACTAGGGTACACAGATGAAAATGTCTCTGATTTAGGATTTGTTCAAAGTATCATTGATTGGATAGAAGTTCAAAACGACAATCGAAATTTTCCCGATTTTGGGCAGACGTGTATCGTAGAGAGTATTCACACTACATCAAATAATCCCAATTTAGACGGAATTGATGCTTCAACAACACCAGCATTAGCAAAATACAGTATTACTATCCAAATAGAATATTTGGACACATCAAAAGTTATGTGGAATAAGGAGGACTAACTTATGGCTTTTAATCTTAGAGATGGTCAACGTGCTGAACGTAAACTTCTCATCACAGTGGCAGAGTGGACTGAGGGTAATACGCAAGTTCGTGAACTGCTTGGTACACGTACTGAGGACTCCAGCATTGAGTACAATGCAGATATTGAAACCACAACTGATATTCGTGGTAACAACTATACAGACCTCAACCGGACTCAGCCGCAACAGGATTTTGACCCGCATCTGATTATGGGCGGTGCGAAACTTGCTGAAAAACTGAATGATATTCGGCGTAGAAATGCGCTTAGTGAACTTGACCAGTTCACATGCTATATTATTACAGCATTTAAGGGTGATTCTGAAACCGGTTATGAGGCTGAAAAGCACGTTCACTGCACAATTACCTATAACAGCATCGGCGGTGATGTAAATGTCAATTTCCCGATTTCTGTCTACTTCAGTAACAACATTACTACAGGTAAAGTAGATAAGATTGCGGATGACTTCGTGTTTACACCTGACGGTACTACTACGACTACCGAGTAACTAATTTCAGGCTATGCAGATTCAAGTTCTGCTGGGTCCACCCTCTCTGGGCCTATCGTTTAAGTTGGTAAGACAGCCTTTATAATTATTCATGAGAGGAGAATAAATTATGCCTAACGATTTGCTGAAACGTAACGAACCTGTTGTTGATATAGACTTATCAGCAACAGGTAAAAAGACATTCATGGTTAAGTTAAAAGAGGGCGATATTCGACCGCTGGAACTTAACCCTTCTGACCTCATGTTCATCACTAGACTGAACAAACTATATCCTGAACTTCAGCGTAAGGCTGATGCCGCTATGGCAGAATTGGATATTGATGAGAATAAGTCTGCGGATGAAATTTTAGCAAAAGCTTCCGAGATTCTTACTCAAATTGATTCTGATATGCGTGTTGCTATGGATGAACTGTTTGATACAAATGTATCGGAAGTATGTGCGCCCACGGGTTCAATGTATGACCCGTTTAATGGTATGTTTAGATTTGAGCATATTATTAAAGCACTATCCTCACTTTATGAAAATAACATAAGTGCGGAAACATCTAAAACGATGGCAAAATTAAATAAGCACACTGCAAAGTATATTAAATCGTGATGGATAAGTACAGTATTCCGACTGAAGTTAATATCAACGGAAAGATATTCAAAATAAGAAACAAGGGCGATTATCGGGTTATGCTTGATTGTTTCGCCGTATTAGATGACCCAGAGTTAGATAAACAAGAAAAACTACTTGGTTGTTTAATTATATTTTATGAGAATATCGCTAGTTTAAATGATGTTGAACAATTAACAAGAGAGGAGTTGGAAAGTGCTGTATCTGAAATGTATACATTCTTTAACTGTGGAAATAACGAGAGTTCTGGTCCCAAGCATAATTACAAATTAATTGATTGGGATAAGGACTCTCAATTAATTTGTAGTGCAGTTAATAAGGTTGCAAATACAGAGATACGAGCAGTACCATATCTTCACTGGTGGACATTTATGGGATATTATTCTTCCGTAGGGGAAAGTGTGCTGTCTACAGTTATTGGTATTCGTGATAAAATAGTATCGAATAAAAAACTGGAGAAGTGGGAGAATAAATTTAGAAACGAAAATCCACAATACTTTACTTGGAATATGCGCACTGCTGAGCAGATTGCGGATGATGAATATGTAAAGAGTTTGTGGAATAGCGGAAAGTAGGTGACTTTATGGCAGAAGATGCAGTTGTTATACCCGTATCACTTGAACCTGACATGCAATCTACCTTAAAGGCTGGCGCACAGTTAAGCAAGGAACTTTCTGATGCAATAAATGAATATGCCGATGTAGATATTTCAGATAAGTTACGAAAAAACCTTATTCAGGCTCAAAAATTTGAGTCTCAATTAACTAAGGTTAATAGTAAAATAGTGGAACTTGCATCAACTTCTGAAAACTTAATCCCTACAGATACTTATCAATCTGCTTGGGATAGTATGGTTAAATACAGAGAAGAGGCAGAAAAAATAACCGCTGAATTAGAAAAATTAAAACAGAAACAAGAAGAATTAAGTAGGCGAGATTCCACAATGCTTACTAATTATGCTAAAAGGAATAACATTTCTAATCGTGGTGAAGCAAGAGAAAAACTGTTCGCTGAAAATAGTACGTATTATCGATTACAACAATCCATTAAAGACACAACAGCACAAGAAAATGCGCTTAGAGATTCACAAGAACGTGTAAATGCCGAACTTGAACGTTATAAAAATTTAGTAACTGAGATTCAAAATAACGGAACAGCGTTTATTAAAGTTGGCGATACTGATACGTATTACACATCATTAACAGATAATTTAGCAAAGTCGGCTGAACTTACTCAAAAACTTCAAATGTCATTAGGTGCTGTAGCGCATGAAGGCGGAGAAAGTGTGCAGAAGATAATTTCTCCTATTGCACGATTAGGCACTATTGCATCTATAACGGGCAGTAAAATTGCGACACTAGCAAAAAATTTACTGATGATGGCTAAGTCTGCGATTGCTGGCGGTATTAGACGATTAGCGTCTTCATTTAGAGGGCTCGGTAAAGATTCTGAAAAATCTGGCGATTCGTTAAAAAAGGCGATAAAGTTATTCATTAAATATGGATTTGGTGTTCGTAGTTTCTTCTTCTTATTCCGAAAAATTCGGTCTGCTATTGCAGATAGTTTGAAAACATTGAAGGATGCGAGTTTTGGTGATGTTGGAGCATCATTAAATGCCCTGTCAACGTCTCTGCAATATTTAAAGGATAGTTGGGCGGCGGCATTTGCACCGATTATTACATTTGTAACTCCAGTGCTGACAAGATTAATGGATGCTTTCTCTGGTATTATGAATACGATTGGGGCATTCATCGCACTGCTTACAGGTAAATCATTCTTTGTTAAAGCAGTAAAAGGAACTGGTGCGTTAGCAGATAAAACTAAAGCAGGTGCTGAAGCGCAAAAAGAATGGAACAATGAACTGTACTCTTTTGATGAACTTAACAGACAACAAGACCAAGATGATAAGAATAAAGATTCAGGAAGTGGTGGCGGCGGAGGACTTAACTTTGAAGAGTCTCCGATTAGTGGAACATTATCTGAGTGGCTTGAAGATTGGGGCAAACGTCTTAAAGAGGCTTGGCAAAATAGTGAATTTTTCAAATTCGGTGAAATAATTGCTGAAGGGTTAAATAAGGCTATTGATGCTGTTGATAATTGGATTGATAACACGCTTCGACCGTTTGCAGTTACGTGGTCAAAGAACATTGCGACAATCTTAAATGGAGTTGTTGCAGGCCTTGATTGGGTTCGTCTTGGAGATATGCTTGCGTCCGGTCTTAACATTCTTCCTGCTGTCATTAATACATTTATGGATACGTTTGATTTTGGTGTATTCGGTCAGCGTCTCGGTGAAGGAATTAAATCTTTTGTAGATGTTGTTGATTGGGAAGGTATTGGAAAATTATTTTCTAATAAACTGCGCCGATTAATCGAAATATTCCACGGCATTGTTAATACTCCGGGACTTTGGGAAAGTATTGGAAATGCAATTTCCTCAGCAATCACGGGATGGTTCTTCAACATTGATTGGCAATTAGCCGGTGAAACACTTGCTACCGGATTTAATGGGGCTGTCGAATCATTACGAATTGCAATACAGAATATCCCGTGGTTTACAATGGCTGAAACATTTGTTGCTGGTTTGAATACGCTAGTTAATGATATTGATTGGGCAGAATTTGGACGTACTGTTAGTGACGCTCTTGTTGACGCTCTCGGCATGCTTGTACTAGCACTCGCTGAATTTGATTGGCAAGGGCTTGGTGAAGCAATCGGAGAATTTATTAGTAATATTGATTGGGGCAAGGTTGCGTTACTTGCAGTCATGGGATTAATGGCACTTGCTAGTGGTCTATTTGAAGCGTTAATTAGCGCATTAGAGTCGGTTTTTGAAAATATTGGTGATAAATTTGCTGAATTTGGGGATGATGGCATAGCAGGATTCTTTAAAGGAATTGCAGATGCGTTAAAGGGTTTAAAAAATTGGGTTCAAGAAAATATGATTGACCCTCTGGTTAATGCAGTAAAAGATTTATTAGGAATTCATTCACCATCAAAGGTATTTTCTGAAATTGGTACAAATTTAGTCGATGGATTATTTGAGGGTATTAAAAATACATGGTCTAAAATTACAGGATTCTTTGACCAGTCACTTGGTCCATTAGTTAGTAAAATTCAAACGGCGTGGAATGATTTAAAAACTAAGACAGGTACGACTTGGGATAACATTAAAACTTCAATTTCCAATACTTGGACAAATACAAAAAACAAATTGTTTACTACGACAGGAAATATCAAAACTGATGTTACTACTGCATGGAATAATCTTAAAACCACAACTACTACATCGTGGAATAATATAAAAACTGCCGTTATTAATTCGTGGAAAAATCTGAAAACAAATTTACGGTCAGTTAGTTTCAGTGATATTGGTAGAAATTTAGTAGACGGTATTAAGAACGGTGTCAGCGGTGCTTGGGATTCTTTGGTAAGCAGTGTAAACAGACTGTGCGGTTCATTGGTAGACAGAGTTAGGGGAATGTTTCAAATTCATTCACCGTCAAAAGTATTTGCTGAAATTGGTGAAAACTTAGCGTTAGGTCTTGCTGAGGGTATTACAGATGAATCTAGCACACCGATTAAAGCCGCTGAGAATATGGCAGAGAGTGTTGGTAATTTAGATACTGTAATTACTGATGTGCCTGATGCATTAGACTCTGTTCTTGAAAAGTTAAATCAGATTGCCGATAGATTTACTACTATCACCAATGCTTTGCTGGGTGTATCAAATATGCCTATTCCGGCTGTAGCATCTGGAAGAGTTGTTCCAAGTGGAGTTTTTACTTCAGGCGGTGATTCTGCTACTGTCGCAACAACTATTGCTGATGCTATTGTTAATGCATTTGATTCCCAAGGAATCTCATCTACACCAGGCACACCGATGACTACTCCTGTAATTAAAGTTTATATTAGAGGTAAAGAGGTCTTTGATGCTGTCGTAGATGAGAATAATTCTGCTATAATGAGAACAGGTACAAGCCCTTTAGTGAGATGAGGTAATAGATATGTATTCTGAATTAGATGATGCGTGGACGGTAAACGGTACGCCGATTTACCGCCCCCCGCAAGGCGGGATTAACATTAGTCATGATAATATCGTTGCACCTAAGTCCGGTCGAGATGAAGGTGGATATATGCACATTATCTGGGTTCGTCCTGATATTGTAAAAGTCAGTTTTACGTATGAAAAACTGACGGGCGACCAAGTTGAATATCTGAGAGAACTGATGCAGGGTAAAGAATTCGTATTCAAATACGAAGATAACGGTAGTAAAACAATTAATGGTTATTGTGGTAAAATTTCATATGACCAAAAAACTCTTGCAACTCATCAAGATGAGGGCGGAGTTTATACAAATGTCCAAGTAAACGTAGTGGAGATGTAAAATGTTAAATGTATCTGAAGAAGTAAAGGATTTATATTTAACTGATAATACACCTGTAGAAATTAAACTTACTATTGGTGATGATACATACGGTTCTCGTGATATTGTAGCAGGTACTGTTTCTATTACTGAATCCATTTGTTCATTAGAAACCTTTACCCTTTCGGCTGTAGAAAAGAATGAACTGACGTTTTCATTATTTAACGAAAATCAAACTATCAAAGATTTAGTTGGAAAAACGGTTACGGCTACACACGTTTTAACTTTAGATGATGATTCTAAAGAATATATTCCATTAGGAACGTATACCATTGTAGATGCTGTAAAAGATGGTGACTATATCATCGCATGCACTTGTTATGATACCATGCTTGCATTCGATAAGATTATTGATGATTGGTGGAACAATCGAGTGCAATTTCCGATTTCAATTAGAGATTTGGTAGTTTCTTTATTTAATGAGGTTGGTGTTCAGTATACTTTACCAGATACCTTTACTAATGATGACTTTGTAGTTTCTGATAAACCTACATTCTTTGAAAATGTGGCGGCATCGGAAGCATTGTCATATATACAGGAGGTTGTTGGTGGGTTTTTTAAAGCCGATAGACTTGGGGTTGTTAGATTATTAAATGCTAGAAAACTTGGTGCTTTTGGTTTACGCCCTAAAATTGGATTATATCCAAAAACTGGTTTATATCCTGCGGCATCAGATGTTGTTGGATTTGGCGAAAATTCAGATGTTCAAGAATATGCATATAGACACATTTTTGGAGATTTAACAGTAGCGGAATATGCGGTTAATAAAATTTCAGCACTTCAAATCAGAGGTACTGAAAATGATGTTGGTGTAGTAGTTGGTACTGGTACAGATGCTTATATTATTGAAGGTAACCCATTACTATACAACATCACAGATACAAGTGGTAGAGAGGTAGCAGAGAATCTGTTTGCTATTTTAAAAGAACTTGTATACGTTCCATTCTCTGGTGAGTTTAAAGCACTGCCATTCTTGGAAGTTGGTGATTGTGTTTATATTGTTACGTATATTGGAAACATCGTAAAATCACCAATTTTGAACAGGGTGATAAGCAATCAAAAGTTATCTGTTGATTCTTTTGTTACAAAAGGAACTAAACATAGACAAATTAAACGTACTATTAACCGTATGTTGTCCACGATTAATCAAAAGACTCATGAAGTTATTAATACAGTAGATGAGTTATCAAGTACGATTTCAAATGTAGAACAACGGGTTACAACTAATACTACTGCAATTCAACAAAATGCAACGGCTATTAATTTAGTCGCAACTCGTAGCGGTACATTTAATTTACTCACAAATTCTGATTTCTCTGACCAAAATGATAGGTTTAGAGGTTGGAATAAAATGACAACTATTACGGACGTTGAGTATACATATGATGAAACATTTAAAGATAAACCAGATGATTATAATAAAATTGAGGACGGTAACTGTCTTAAATTGACTTGTAATCCATCGGATTCTCCAAGTTTAAATTACGGATATATTTGGCAAACTGTAAACTACACAGGGACTTTTACAGAGGACATACAAACACAATTTAGCGGTAGAATTACAACTTGGGACGGCACTGCAAGATTTAGTATGGCACTGCGTATTACAGACGATACTAATACCAGTTTATATTTTAGTATTAGTGCATACCTACCCGTCAATACAGTACAGAACCACCGAGCATTTAATTATAGATATAAATGGTCTAATCTTCAACAATATATAGCCGATAAAAATATTCGTAGTATTGGTGTGTATATTTATGTTGGTAACATGACTGGTGAAAATGTGATTGAAGTTAATCATATTTTTGCAACATTTAATTCCGGTGATTATTTACCTTGGTATTCATGGACAAACTATGCAAGTAAAGACCTTGTTTCTCAAATTAATATCGCACCAAGCGGTGTCACCATTAAAGGTGAAAAGATTGACATTAAGGGAATGACAACATTCTCTAGTGATGCTAGTGGTACAACTACTATTGATGGCGGTACTGTAAATCTTACAAATTTAAATGCTAGTAACATTACATCCGGTACTCTATCTGGAAACTATATTAGTGGCGGTATTATAAATGGCATTGAGATTGATTCTGGTGATATGTATTGGTATAAAGGTACGTCTAATCAAGCAAAATTAATTGGAACATCAATTCAGTATGCAGGTAATAGTTGGAGCGGCATTTATATGCAAAGTAATGCAACGATGATAGAAGGCAATGAATTTGTGGGACTTATCAATGCAAACGGAAGTGCTGTTTACTGCTTAAACGATTCTGTTTACTTGTATATTCCCGATTATGATGATGCAACACCAAAGTTGCACAAACTTGTTTGGAAACCTGTGAACGGAACATGGGTAGTTGCCCTAGCATAATACAGGAGAACGATATGGATGAACTTAATAAAAAATTACATGTAGTAAAAACAAAAATACGAACTGCCATTAATGAATCTGGTTTAGCCTTAGAGGTTGTAGATTTAGTGCTTGACTCACTTCGTGCGGAAGTTATGCAACAGGAATTATTTGCAATTAATAACTCATTATTACAGCAACCAGAAAGCGAGGTAGCGGAAAATGACTTATGTGAAAACACACTGGATAAACAATGAAGAACCAAGTATAGATGCTGATAATTTAAATCATATGGAACAGGGCATTGAAGATGCTCAATATCCAGATGGTGGAAATGCAGGGCAGTTACTTGCAAAAACAACAAATGGCACTGAATGGGTAGACGCTCCGAATAGTGCAGTTTGGGGACAAATCCAAGGTCAATTAAATGAACAGGAAGATTTATACGCTGAATTAGAAAGTAAAATTGTTGCACCTGCGAGTGGCACTACCGGACAATATTTACGTAAGACTGCTGGAGGTACAGAATGGGCAGATGCAGGAAGTATTGATACTGTAAATAATATTTCACCAGATGCAAACAAAAATGTCCAGACTGTGGTTGAATTAACACAGGCACAATATAATGCACTTGCAAATCCAGACCCTAACGTTACATATTTAATTACAGACGGAATTAATAATCCTGCAAATAACACGATTAACAGCAGAGGAGTCAGTTATGATAATACTGATTCCGGACTGACTGCGACAACGGTACAAGGTGCTATTGATGAGACTGCGTCTGCGATTACAGACCTATTTGAAATTGTGAATGTGAATTTCAACGATTCAGCAATTCCGGCGAATTCTGCGTACTCAGTAACAAAAACAATATCTGTACCGAGCGGGTACAAAGTTGTAGGTGTTATAAATTATGATGTGGCTCGATATAACGGAATCAGCGTAACAAGGCTAATGGCAAGCGAAACAACATTTACG